CCTTCCCGAAGGCATGGCGAACAACGAAATTATGAGTTACGTGAAAGATTTCAACGACTCCTTGCAAAAAGTAGTAAGCGACTTAACACAGCAGTATTTAAGCGGCGATAAAAAGTAGACAGCGTACGAACCCGAAGTGTCAACTAATTAAAAAAAGTGGTGACTCGGTATCCTATTGCTTCGTCCACGTATCACTGCCGCTTGACCTTGTATATGTCCCCGATCCTTCTTCAAGATACTTATCGCGCAAATTGCCGGGAAATGAATACCATCTATTAAAATTGTCCGAAGTAATCGTACCTTCAAACTTTACACTGATAAGGCTGAAGTGTCAATTTTGTGTTTTCCGATGTATTTTTTTCCATTAACGAGATTTTCAATTAAGTATATTTGATAATAAATCATTTTTTTTCTCCTTAAAATTAACACAAACCTCAGTATCAGAAATCCAATCTTCATTGAAATTCCAAGGTGGCGCATGATAATCCATTGTTTTTTCATTCACTCTTATATTATTATATAAGATGTTTCCTTGCGGAAACTGCTTCGCAAATTTATAACAATAATCACCCCGAAGAATTTCATCGCCGCCACCACTGACTTCCTCGACAGGCTCTTTTTTTTCTTCAATTATTCTAAAAATGACGCTCCGCCACCCATCTTTAATTAAGATTTCGCCCTTCATTAATTCCCTTCTGAATACTGAGTAGCACTTCGCGTATCCGTAGGTTTTGGCGATGTTGTGGCAACCCCTGATTGTCTTTACGTCTTTCTTGTAGAGGTTCGCCGTCATGAATTCACTCAGCACCTTCACACCCTTACCTAGTTTGTATTTATTTCCTTTGAGTCTCGTCGAAGTTTTCGCTCCCACTAGAACCTTTCGCATTTGCTTTTCCAAGTTGGCTTTCAGGAATTCTTTGTAGTTTTCGTTGAATTTCAGTTTCTTGGATTCAGTTCTCTTGCCATCAACTTCGATGAAAACTTGATTTTCGCAGCACTTGATTGAATGTTGCTTTTTTATGTCATCGCGCTCGTTCCATTTGACGAACCGCAAGTATCGCTCTCCATCGAGTTCTGATTCCCAAAAGATTACATGGTTATCCGTTAGTTTTTTATTTTTATCGTCTAAGAAGCACTGATGGTTTGATGTGAACAATCCAATGAATTCGCGTTTTTTTCCATTTTCATCGAGAGCCTTGAAAGTGAAGTGTTGTTTATCTTTCCAGTTCTTCTTAGCTGATGGAAAGAGCGAGTTGATGAAAACCGCGTACTCGTTCAGTTTCAGATTGCAGAAACTTAGATTTTGGCTTGGGTTGCTCGGTTGATTCCATACGTTGTTGTTCAACCACTTTACTTGTTTTTCAGACCTTTTCATAAAAAACCTCCAACTGACTGTGGCAATCCGAAGACTGCCCCGGGTACAGTCAGTCTTTGGTTTCGTAGTTAGTTAGTAGGTTCCTTTAAAAAGGAAGGGCTTGATTCATTCAGGTAGCCACGAGTCTTCCTCAAGTTGTTTTCGTTGCTCGATTTTCTCGGCTTTCTCAGCCACCTCATGTTTTTCAAGTTCATTTTCATCGTTCTTTGGTTTTTCCCATCCTCTCCAATTCATTTTTTCCTCACTGATAAAATATTAAAACACTCTCCAATGGAGAGTTATCTCTTGAGTTTTATTACTTCTTTAAGAGCCAAGAAGCTTTTAAGATTTATTTTTAGAGATTTTTATTTTTTCTTATGATATTATTATACTATAATAGGTTGAAAAATTCAAGATTTTTCTTTTGAATTTTGATTAAAAATGGCTTATTTTATGTGTTTGTAAATAAGGAACTACTCATAAGGCTGGTACAACCGCTAAAAGTATAACCTCCATAAATTACTGTAACTTTGTTCGATATGGTTACACTTGCAAGGTTGGTACAACCATTAAAAGTACCTCCTTGAATGTTGTCAGCATTGTCGGGATAGATTACGCCGGTAAGGCTGGTGCAACCGCGAAATAGACCTATACCCATCACGCCTGTACTGCCGGAAAGATCAAGGCTGACGTATTTATTAGGGTTGTCTTTTAGTACATCATTAATGTCTCTACTATAACTGATCATGAAATATTCAACCTTCAGCTTAACGGTATAAGCGGTGTTGGGGGTATTGTTTGACTGTTTTGATAACCATTTGTCAAATGCTTCAATAGTGGTAAAGCCGCTTTCATAACTACCGCCCGCTTCCTCCTTTGTCTTGTCTTTGTCCTTAGAAGGATCATCGCAAGCAGCCATTGAGAACCCGATTACAACTACAAGAGCGACAGCGCAAATACTGCGTATTTGCGTAGCTAAAATGCTAAGTATTTTAGTTTGCGCAAAACTTCCATCATTAGATTTCATGTTTTTCATAAGAAACTCCCTTTTTCGTGTTTTATTAAAAAGCCATTCCTAAAGTGTAATTAATCATAAGTAATGGCAATATCAAAAATATTATTAAGATCAGCTATTTCTTTATGTAGTATAGAGTTATATATGTTGAGAACTTTATTATCATGTATATAGAAAAGTCATATAAAGGGTATTTAATCTCCTTTTTAAGACCGTTTTATACCTCTTTTGATCCCAAAACCGTTACCAAAAAACTTGACAGACGGACAATTTTGAGCGATATTATAAATGACTCTTAGTTTAAGTACAGAGTCACGACCCGCGCACTCCCTGTCTAGGAGTGTGGGGGTCATTTTTTTGGTAATACCCAGTTTTTATTCATAAGTAAATCACGAGGTAAATTCCAAGTTTTTCCATGCCATTTTAGTATTACAGTTTGTACAGGAGTTCTATGTATTTCTTTCCACAAACCTTTTTGGATATCTTCCGAAGTTGTTTCCTCTAAAACATTGATTACAACAACTCTTGCTCTTTGTAATTTTCCTGCGTCACGAATCTCTGAGGAAATTGATTTAAATCCGGGTTCCTCCTGATGCTTTATTTCTCCTATTTTATTATCAATGATCATGTCTGCACTTTTAACTATCTTTGATCTAGGCAATAAATAAATTTTATGCCCATCGTTGGCTAATTCTTTTGCGGTATCCAGTTCTTTTTTACTATAGTTCCAGTTTTTTGATTGGTGGATATAACCACCTTTTTGTCCATCAAACAAATGAATATAACCTTTTAGCAGTTCTTTCTGATAACTGATCATGTCTAAGTCCGTTGTCTGTTGTAAAATGTCTGACCATATACCGTATTTTGTAGCTCGTTCAATCATAGAGTCTGTTATTTTCCACCAACTCTCTTTATCCAGCGGATTCCCTCCAAATCCGTCCCTCGGCGCAAACTCTTTTCTGAGACTTTTCATCGAAGGATTTTCAACCGTTGTTCTCTGATCTATCTCGCTTTTATAAACTGCCTGCAATCCTGTCCTACATTGGAAATGGTAAGGTGGAAATCCGAAAATTTCCCAGAACGGATGATCTGATGACATTACAAGAGATTGTTTTCCGTCTCGCATGAGACCACGACAAATGTCAGATGTGCGACTGTCATCAACTATCAACAATCGCCATGCCGGGGGTGGGTTATCTTTGAACTGCATGAGTTTGCCGGCGGTGTATGCTGTCTGCGTATTTGTGCGGTAAACATTTTCCCAATAACCGGGGGTGAAATTTATTGCGCCGTCTTCCGCAGAGATGGCTTTAATGTCTTTCCAAGTTGAAGCGTAGCCTTCGCCTTTTTCCATAGCAGAAATAAGCCGTCCTCTTGCGGCTTCGATATAATCAAGCTGTGTAAGTCGGGCAACAGTAAACGCCCTGAAACGCAATTTAGGTTCAAGAGCGTTCCATTCCGTCTTTTTCATGGGAATTTTGCTTTTCATAAACGAGACGGCTTCCTCAAAAGGCAATGGCGGTATTTCTTCATCTGCCGCGTCCAGTTTGCGTGAAGCGTGATCCATTCCAAGCAGTAAAGCGGTAGTGATAAGTATTTGCGTTTCTCGTACAAAATCAGGATCGATATCAGGCAGATACGGCTCATCAAGTTGATCTTTTGACGGCGGAGTGTCTGTCTTAGAAAGGCTGTTTAAATAATTTGTGAGAGTATTGGCAATTCGCTTGCTTATCCGTTTTTGCGCGGCGTTGGCAAGTCCGTCCAGTTCAGCAAGACGCGAATGTTCAAGTGTTACATAATCCGTATTAGCGGTTTTGGCGGCAGGGCTTTTTTTTTACCGTTTTCAGATTTGTTTGAATCAGACAGGGCAAGGCTCGCGGGAGTTTCTTTTATAAAAGCGTCTTCTTCATCGCGCGGACGCGGTAAACCGTAGCGGTCGTACATGGCGTCACGAGAAACGGCGACGCCGTGATCTATTGCCTTCATAACCTGATCAAAACTGGCTTTACGCTCAGTGTCCACCTCGGCAAGTGGAGGGACCACATTACCATAACCGTTAAGCTCTACCGCCCAGTTGATAATTTTCTGTATGAGCACCTGACCTTCAAGAGCGATGCCTTTGGCGTCCTCATAAAACAGATCGGCTTGCACTTCGCCAAGGGCGAGACTGCCACCTTCGGTTTTGCTTGTCGCTATGGTTTGTCCCGTAAGTCCGTAGCTGATTTGCGTATCGCAAGCGTCTACGAGCGAAGCGAAGCCCACGAGATCGCCCGACATGCCGACTTCTGTAATTGAGTCTACGTTTCCAACAGCGGCGGCTGAACCTGAAGTAATGGCAAGAAGTTGTTCCGCTATGAGTTTGGCTGTCTCGCGGATTTTATTATCATCTCCTTCGCCTTTAAAAATTGCTAATATGGTTTTGACTGAAAATTTCTCGGTTGCTTGTAACCAGAATTCGTAACCTGCTTTTTTGAACATATACGCCCAGTACACACAACGCAGGACGCTCGTACCGTAGGGATTTTCATCATCGGTGTCATGGTGATATTCCAGCCATTTGTACGGCTGATCAAGCGGCTTTTTCTCGCCGAAATTGTTAAGATACAATTTCCAGTTACGGTCAAAAACAAATCGTTCCGGTTTACGTGTAATGATGTTATCTGGAATGTACATACCGTCCTCTAAACGCCAGACTAATTCGGAAACCGAAAAGCCGTAATCAAGGCCGGAGTATACCCGTTTGAGTTTTTGATAGGTTTTACCCCAAAGATCAAAGCCCTTTACAAAGGCAAAAACTTTATCGGGACAGCCTTCCGGCTGAGTGATGTGTATAGGAAAATTGAGCGCAGCCGTTTTGAGTTTGTTGAGCAGGGACTTAATGCGCGGATCAGTACGCATCTGCCGATATGTGTCATACGCCGAGAGTGTGCCGGGAACAATGTCATCGGGGTTCGGCATATAATTGAGAAAACTTCCAAGTACATTGTCGGTGATGAGTTGAGTAGTTAAAGTTTTGGTGTCAGGTTTTTTCATGGGTTCTCCTTAATATTTAAAATCCGTAAAATGTAAAATAGCCATTTTGCCGGGCTTATATTTTTTAAAAAAGTGTTCAAATTCAAAAACTTCTCTAAATCCATCATTCATTGCTAAAATTTTATTTGGTATTGCTATTTCAATGCATTTAATATTAAACCAAAATCTTTGTGCCTTATATTCTATTTCTTGTACGTTTACAATTCGTTTCACGCAAAATATTTTTTGGTTGCTATGATACGGTTTTCCTTCCCATGTAAACAGAGCCACTTCCTTGCCTTCAAACTTTTTCCAATATTCAAAGTTCTGCCTTATCGTGTGTATCTTTTCGGGAATTAAATCGTTTCCGATTTTATTTATAAATTGAGAACTAAAAGATATTCGTTTCATCACCACCTCCTTACCATATCTATAATTTTCCGTGCCGCCGTATTGGCAGTGATTTTAACTTGCTCCACTACCGGAGAGCCACTGCCGGAAGGTATTACTTTGACAGCCAGATACAGACCGTCCATTTGATCGTCAAACTTCCACTTTGGGAAATTAACCAGTTCATTAATCATGTCCTCCGCACCATCGGCGGGGAAACGGATAACACCGTTTTCGATCAGCGGAGAGAGAAATCGGGCTTTTGCGTCTTTCGACAGCGAGTTGGACAGTTTTTTAATGGGTAGATAAACATTTTCTTCCGCCGCCATTTTTTGCACATAATTTCCATAGATGCCGCTGAATACTACGTCTTCCCACGCAATTTGTTCATAGCCATACAGCCGATGCGTGATTATTAGTTGTCTGACGGTTGCCGTTTCACTGCATACTTTTGCCCAAGGTAATAAGACAAAAATAATGCCGGTCTTCCTATGTACAGCGATGGGGATTTCCGCTGTGCGGTCGTGTTTCCCGGTTGCGGGGTCTACGCCGTTAAAAAAGCGCAGTTCGTTTGCCGGAGGTAGTTCGCGGTATTCATGGTTTTTTATCCATGAGAGCTGTATAATGCGTTGCTCGTCAGATAACGGTTCGTTATTCCACTCGGTTGAAAAACAGTCAAAACCAAGCTGCTCACGCTTTTCTTCAAGTGCCTCTGCGGACCAGTATTCAGGCCAAAGCGGAGTACCATCAGGGCGAAAGGTCAAACAAACCGCTAAACCTACCGGAGCGGTTAAAAACGGAACGCCTGATAATTCCGGCGCAAATAACAATAACAAACCAAAGGAGTAAAACATGGAAGGAAAAAAAGTTCTCATCGGCGATGACAGCATGATCTTCACCGGCGATCTTGAAGGTATCGAACACGAAGGCGATGGTGATAAAACTATCACAGCATTAACCGGAATACAGCCTGACACGGATGTAAAGCGGATAATGTGCGTCATTACCGCCATAGGCGCGGATTCAATTTTCCCGGAAGGACTTATAAAAGGAGATTTGTTTCCCGCATTGGGTGATGAAGTACCTGCGACAGGTGACAAGTTCAGGGTACTCAACCTCGCTCATATAGCGGACGCCTCCAGTTGGGGGCTTTCGATTACGCAGGGTGAAATTGACGTAACCAGATTAAACGACAAGTTCCGCAAATACAGGCTTGGAAAAAAAGATGCGCAACTGTCTCTGTCTTCAATTTTCACAGTCGGCGAATCGGATCAGCCCGGCGGCATAATAAACCGCAACATGAAACTTGTCATACAGAAAGATGACGGTTCTTACGTCATCAGCGATGAGGCTAACCGCGCGTTGTATATGCTCGGTTTTGTAAACAAAGCCGCATTGCCGGAAGAAGCGGACGATTTTGTGTTCTGCCAGATTTATTTGTATAACGCAAAACTCGGCGGACAGTCGGGAAGCGCACAGTCTTATGACGCATCGGGAAGGCTCACGGGAATGGACCCTGTGTTCTATTCACTGGAAGCGCAAGCGTAAGGGGGATTTATGAATCTTGAAATAGATAAAGAGGGGATTTTTATTCCTGAATTTAACGGTAATAAAAAACTGCCTTCAACAGATCAGATAACGGTTCGGTATAGAACGCCGACAGTAGCCATTAAAAACCGTTGTCGCAAGAAACCGCAGGCTAAAGGCATCGCATCGGCAAACGGAAGTATTGAGCATATGGAAATCACTGTGGAGAAGGACGAAACAACCACAGTAAAAGAAATGCTCGTTTCAATTTCCGGTTGTTCTTATAGCGGGAAAGACGATAAGGCTGTTTTAATAGTAAGTGCGCAGGATTTATTCAATGCGCCCATCAATTTCGAGCCGTTGCTTAAAGAAATTGTCGATGAATTTGACAACATTCTTGATCATTCGGGAATAAACGAAAAAAACTGAGAATTGCTTACCGGATATGGCGCACCGGTAAGCATAAAGCGAGGGTACTTCCGGGGCGTAACCCGCTCTGGAATACCCGCGTAAAAGATGAGCGCGGTCAAGACGTGTTCATTCCGATACAAGATGCGGCATTGTATATTACCGTAGAGTTTTGCGTCGCATGGGAAGTTTTTTGCTTAAGTGAAAATATGAACTGTCTGCCGTTTGCCGGCGGATGGGCGGAACAGCCGGAATGGATAACGCAGGCAATTTCAACACTGAAAGTTGAGCGTTTTAATGTTGATGAAGAAGAGCGCGAAATAAAACAGCAGGAACAAAAGGACTTAAAAAAGCATGGACGATAGCAAGACACTTGAATTACAAATCCGCGTCGCCACACAGGAAGCTGTCAAAGCTATATCCTCGCTTAAAGGCGAGATACAAACACTTACGACCGAAGTAAAGAAATTTTCTGACGGAGCCGTTCTTGAAAAAGCATTCAAAAACGCCGGAGCCGAAGCTAAAGCTTCAGCCGCAAGTATCGGCGAGATAAAAAAAGCTATAGGAAGTTTGGCTGAAGTTGTTGCAGCGACAAAAGCGCTTTCATTTATAAAAGATTTAAGCGTATTTGCGCTACAAACCGCAGACAATTTTCAAACCATGAAAAACCAGTTTGGTACATTATTAGGCGATATGGAAGCGGGTGCGGGGCTTTTCAATGAAATAAAAGCGTTCAACGACAAAACTCCGTTTGACATGAGTACCCTTACGCAGGCGACAAACGTGCTTATTGCCGCAAAAGTTCCTATTCAGGATTTACAAGCAGAACTAACCAAGTTTGGTGACCTGTCGCAGGGCAATTCCCAGAGAATGACAAGTTACGTTAACGCTTTTAGCCAAGCGGCGGCAAAAGGCAAAGCCGACATGCAAGTACTCAATACTTATTTACATCAAGGAGTACCTATACTTGACGCATTGGCAAATAATTTTGGTAAAACAACTGCTGAAATAGTTGAAATGTCCAGTGAAGGAAAAATAAGTTTCGCCGATTTTTCAAAAGCTCTTGATGATTTAACCGCCGCCGGAGGGAAGTATTTCGGCGGTATGGAATTAGCGTCAAAGAGTCTCGCCGCAATGCAAGAGGGCTTGAGAGAAGCTACAAATTCCCTTGCTTCATCTTTCGGCGATATGTTACTGCCAATGGCGATTGCTGTTGTAGGTGCATTAACAGAGATAACAAACGCAATTAATGAAAGTCCGATTTTAAAAGGTCTTTTTGCCGGTGCGCTTGTAGCGATAGCAGGATACTTGAGCGCAATGGCTATTAAAGCCGCGATTGCTTTTGCCCAACAAATGGCGCTCAATTTTGCTATCGGGGCAATGAACCCTGTAGTGTTAGCCGCAACAGTTGCGGTTGCAGCTCTCGCCGCAGGGTATGTAAAACAAGCCGCCGATATGCAAAAAGCAAAAAAGGAATCTGAAGATTTTGCGTTGGCGTTAAAAAAACAATCAAACGCTCTTAACGATGCGGCAGGAGCCGCCAGAGATTACGCGAAATCGTTTGAAGGTATGTCGGAGTTTAATATTTCCGTAACAATGACATTTGCGGAAGAGCAAGTACGAAGTCTAGCCAGAGGAATATTAATGGCGGAACAAGAATTAGAGCGGATAAGGAACAAGTTTCGTGAACAAGGAAGGGATTTTTTAGTTGACAATACTCCGGAGCAAAAAGAATTAATAACAATTATTGAAAGAAGAAAAGTGCAATTAGAAGCGGCGCAGGCGGAATTAAAAGCAATGCAGGAAGGTTTAAGACAGCACAGAAATCCTGTAGTGGAAGTTACACCTATAGATGAAAAAGCGGCGGAAAGATGGTTCAAACAATGGGAAGAACAATATAAAAAATTTAAGAATGAAATATCAGGAAATCCATTTGCCGCAATAAATATGGAATTTGATTTAAAATTAACAGAAGCTAGATCTTTTGGTGCAAATAGAGAAATAATAAATCAAATTAATGAATATTATACTTCTGAAAGATCGAAAATAATAAAAGACTTACAAAAAGAAGAAGAACGTCTTGCGGCATCATTAACAAAAACAAAAATCGATGATCTTGAGCTTCAGAGAAAAAAAGAATTTGATAATATAGATTTATTGGAACAAAAGCGAATTTTTTCAGCGGTATACACCGAGGAAGAAATAGCAAAAATACGTGAACATTTTGACGAAATGCGAGAGGACATAGATTCAAAATTTACAATTGAAATTAATAAAGCAGAACTTGATGAAGCTCGTGACGCTATAAAAGATTGGCAGGCAGAACTTTCAGATACGCTCCTGTTTTTAACAATGAATCTTGAAGTTTTTGGAGAAGAGGCTTCTGTAATTATCAGCGACTTGTCTGCAAAACTTATTGAACTGTCAGCATCCGCAATGCTGTCAGGTTTTGAAGAATTCGGTCGTGCCCTTGGCGAAGGAGCAAAAGATACCGAAGCGCTAACCAGAGCGTTATCCGCAATGGCTGAACAAATATTAAAGCAGCTTCCAATGATGTTTTTACAAGCCGGTTTGCAGTTAATCGCAAACGGACAATGGCCATTGGGATTAGGTTTTGTCGCCGCCGCAGGATCAAGCGCAATAATTTCCGGTTATGTAGATGCAAAAAAACACGCGCAAGGCGGAGTATTTGACGAATATGGACAAGCGGCAAAAGCGTTTGCCACAGGCGGAGCGTTCACGAATCAAATTGTCAGCTCGCCTACTTATTTTGCGCATGGGGGCGGTTTCGGGCTTATGGGGGAAGCAGGACCTGAAGCGATTATGCCGCTGACACGAATGCCAAATGGAAACCTCGGCGTTCAAACTGCGAACGGTGGAGCGAATGTGATCGTTAATATTATAAATAATTCCGGCGCCGAGGTAAAACAGGAAGAAACAGAAACTCCCGATGGTGGTAAACAGATCGATATTACTATCGGAGAAATGATTAACAGGCATATTACGTCCGGAAAAGCCGACCGTGCGATGGGACGTTACGGCTTACGGGCAACGGGGGTGTAAATGGCTGATATTTATTATCCGGAAATATTGCCGGCAGAACTGCTTGCGGACGGTTTCAGCAAACAACCGCAGAGTAATGTTATTCGCACGGCTATGGACGCAGGTCCGAAAAAAGCGCGTCGGCGTTATACAGCAAGAACCGTAAAATATTCAGGCAAACAAATTTTTGATTTATCGGAATTGATGGTGTTTGAACAGTTTTATCAAAATGTTCTCTTCGACGGTGTATTGCGTTTTAATTTTAGAGATCCAATTACAGGGGAAACAGCAGAATTTCGGTTTATTGAAAATTATATTGTCAACCCGATTGATGGATTGTATGAAGTTCACATGTCTCTGGAGCGTTTATGATCCGATTGTCATCTGAAGCCACAGAAGCTGTATTTGCGCCGGAAACAGAAAAAGTTTTCCTTCACCTTCTGACTATAGAAACATCAGGCGGCGCGGTACTGCATTTTGTAGATAATAATCAGAATATCAAATCACGTGGGATCGAATATTTTGCCGCCGGATTTAATATAATTCTGCCGGAACAAACAGATAACGCCCCTCGCCCATGCCGATTGAGTATTGACAATACTGATTTATCAATTTTTCAGACCATCAAACAGGCTGTGGGGCAAGATGTATTTGCTACCGTTTGTGTGATTATGGCAGATACGCCGGATATTTATGAACGAGGACCGTTAAAGTATCGCTTGCGTAATGTGCGGGCAAGTAAAGAAACCATCGAAGGTGAAGTATACGATTTTTATCTTTTGGATCGCAAGTTTCCGAGAGACACCTACACGCCGGAAGATTTTGAGGGGATGTTTTTTTGATGATGTACAGTTGGGTAAAAAAATATATAGGTATTCCTTTCGTATCAAACGGCAGAACGGTGTCTGGTTGTGATTGTTACGGTCTTGTACGTTTAGTTTTGGATAACGAATACAGATTAACTTTGCCGGAGTTATCCGACAATTACACCAATGCGTTGAATGTTCAAGAAACATCAATGCTTTTTAAAGAACACCTACCGATACTTGCCGGGAAAAAAATCACCACGCCTGAAGAAAAAACCGTTGTAGTTATTACCGAACATGGTATTGCCGCTCACATCGGCATATTTGTCGGTGACGGATATATTCTGCACACAGGTATAAAAACAGGTTCGATCTGTCAGCGAAACACTCATCCCGCGCTACTCGGACGTATAGAGGGGTATTATCATGTCGGTTAAAGTTGTCGCAGAGCTTCATCCTTTCAAACGAACTCGCATAAAAATTACAACCAACTCCAAAACGATAGCGGAAATAATAAAAGATTTAAATACAGGTTTTCCATTATCGCAAGCCAGAGTTTGTAGGAACGGTGAAATAGTAAAGGATTTTTCAATAAGGGCTAACGACAGCGATACGCTTTCGATTAAGTTTGTACCGTACGGAAATAATCAAGATGCCGGAGTTGCTATGAAAGCCGGCGGTTGGGGGGCAGTCGCTATTGGAGTTCTTTTAATTGCGACAGGTGTTGGCGTAGGGGTTGGTATAGCGCTTATAGGGACAGGTCTCTCTATGGCTCTCGGCGGTCAAGTATTGTTGGGTATTGATATCAATATACCATCTATAAAAGATCGTGAAAAACCTAAAAATGATCCTTCAATTCGCGGCGGTAAAAATCAAGTCCGTCCTCATGGGCGAATACCTGTCCTTTTTGGTTGTCATCGCCTTTATCCTGATCTTGCCGCTAATCCGTATACTCAAATTATAGACGGTAAACAGTATTATGTACAACTTTTTTGTGGCGGTTACAAAGATTGTCTAATAAACAAAAATAGTTTTAAACTTGGAGAGACGTTACTTGTTGATTTTTCACAAACAAAGAATATCAATCAAATTCTATCAGACAAGGATCCTGTTATTAGTCTTGAAATACTGCAAAACGGCGAAACATCAAAATTATACCCCCACTGCGTACATGAAGATGCTATAAACGCGCCTTTACAGAATAAAATTGATGAAACTGACGGCGGTAAAATATCAGGCGCTCTTATCCGCTCCACGCCGGATAATACTGATACAATAAATGTAGATATATTTTTTAATAATGGACTTGGAAGATATAATGATGAAGGCAATCTTTCTTGGGCATGGGTAGAAGTACGCGTTTCATATAAAACCTTTGGCGCTCCGGATTCCGAGTATAACCTTCTTGGTTTGTTTGCTGATCCAAGAAGCATAGATGTAGGCAAAGCTTTCTCAGCTTTTTCTTGGCTTGTACCTCAGTATGGTAACATTGGCGCTGACAGTATATTTGGGGCAGAACTCAAAAACAAGCGTTATCAGATAACAAAAAAAGGGCTTACTCCGGGAAAATATACCGTTAAAATAGAACGCATAACTGCGGATTCAACGGACATGAAAATTATTGATACTGTTTATATCGGTTCAATACGCTCCATAAAATCTACGCCCCCCATCCGCGCAAAGCGTCAAGAAGACCTTACAATTATTGCGTTGCGAGTGCTTGCTACAAGCCAGTTAAACGGAGTAATAGATAGTTTCAATTATGTTGCTACCGCAAAGATGCCTGTTTTTTCCGGCAACGGTTCAGGCGCATTGCACTGGTTAAATACCGAAAAAACTTGTAATCCGGCAGCCGCTCTGCTATATGCCCTACAAGGCAGGGCTTCCCAACAGTCCGTTGATAACGATGATATTGATTGGCAGTCACTTGAAGCGTTTTTTGAATGGTGCGAACAAAAGGACGAAGACGGCGATTATAAGTATACATGTAATGCTTACTTGTCCGAATCCGTTACTATTGCCGAACTTATGCGTATGATTGGCAGTACCGCCCGCGCCGATATTCTGCGTATTGACTCGAAAATTTCTGTTATACAAGATATTGAGCGACCTTCTCCCTTACAGTTTTTCACTCCAAAAAACACAATCTCTTACAGTATCGTCATGTTCAACGCTGATATACCGGACGCTATCGCTATGCGTTTCATTGATAAAGACGCAGGATACACACAGCAGGAATTGAATGTCTATAACACGCCAAGCGGGAATCGTAATACCGATCCGGAAACCATTCAAAAAGCGGATTTATGGGGAGTTACAAATTCAAAACAGGCGCGGCGAATAGGGATGTACAATTATGCCTGTTTGAAAAATCGCCCCTTTGTACATACGATTGAGACGGACATAGAATATCTGGTAGTCAACAAAGGTGACTGGATACAGTACGCCGGAGACATAGCCCTTGCCGGATCTATACAAGGAAGAATTAAAGGCATTATCTGGATGGATGGAGTTTGTGTCGGAATTGATACGGACGAACCTGTAGTTATGACTGACGGAAAACAGCATGCGGTACGAATACGGTTATCAAACGGTTCTATAATACTTAAAGATGTTGTATTTAATTTGGGAATACCCCGAGAAAAATCTATAACATACCGACCTGGCGAACCTTATGAGCCGTTAATTGACGAATTACGCGCGGTTGACGAAGATAACGTATATTACGAACCGCAAAACGTTATCTTTTTCGCAGAACCGCTTGAGAAAGCTGACACTCCAAAAGCCGGTGATATCTACGCATTTGGAATCAGAGGATATGAAGCCCTAGATTTAATTATTACGGATATTCAACCGGGACAAAATCTTACGGCAGTACTTACTTGTGTGGAATACAGTCCGGAAATTTTCGGCGTGGATAAACCGGATTTTATTCTGCCTGATTTTGAAAACAAAATAACTCCGGTTTCCGGAGCGGTAGATTCCGGTGTTGTAAATTCTGATCGTTTGCGCCAATTTTCCATTTATCATGACAGCGATGATGAACCGAATCGTCCTTCAGGCGATGGGCAAGAAGACGGTTGGCATCATATCCAAACGTTTCGGTCTGTTTGGCAGTCAACAAAAATGGCGGAGTCGATTGGAAGCGGAGAATGGAGTTCTCCTGTAAGAATAAGAGCGGAACGCGGCAATGATGACATTACGCCAATTTGGTTATCCCTTTCACCGCCGAACATAACTATTGAAACCGATGGGGACGGCAATCCGCTTGCATCTCTTTTTCCATTAATTGTTCAAGCCAGATTATTCAAATGGAATTCATCTTTGGTTGGAGTTGTGTTCTCTTTCCGGGAAGAGTTGGATGGATTCTCTGTAGATTCAAACGGCGTTATAACTGTAGAAGATACTGCCATATTGTATGACAAAAACAATATTACTGTATGCGCTGAATATCAGAACGAGACATTTTCTGCAATGTTTTCAATAACTAAACATGTAAATAATCCAGTTCCGCGTTATCTTGGAACGGTAAATGATTTGTTAACAACGGTTGCAAAAGTAACAATTATAAAAGGACATATTACAGGACAAGTACAAGCGCGACAGGGCGATTGGGTTGCATATTTAGGCGCTGCTCAAGACAACTGTAAACCTGATTTTTGTTATAGATGGACTGGTGCGGAATGGGAAGAAATCTCTGTTAACGAATCAGCCCCTTATATGGCGGCATTGGCTGATATAACAAGAGACGCTCCTGCTTCGGCGTTTTCAACTGTTTTTGCCTCTAAATTAATATCATTAGAGGCGACAATAAAAAGGATTGAAACTGAAATTTTAAGATTAAGAAATTTTGATAATCCAAATAAATATATAGAACTTAACGGAAATGAAGGGGTAATAAAATCAAATAATTTTGATGAAAATAGGCAAATGGGTTTTAAACTAGATTATGATGGAAACGTTATATTTAACAATATAAAACTGCGAGGAAATTTAGACGCTAATTTGAGAGTGTTTGGTACTGAAGAGAGTTCGCCATTATACGGAGGAGTTAGAGCTTTTGCAGTGGGAGTATATTGGAAAGACACAAACACTTTTGATTATAATCTTAATAAATCTGAAAATGTAATTGCTTTGTATAGAAAATCAATAGGATATTATTCAATAAGGATTTCAAGAATTCCCAATGCTTGTGTTCTTTTTGGCAGAGCTTGGGATTATTCTGGTTATAGCAGTAACATCTATTCAGTTATACAAGGAGTTAATATTAAAGAAAATGCGCTAGAAAAAGAATTCAGTTTTTATATAAAAGATAAAGATGGAAAATTATCTGATGGTATAAATTCTGGTAGCCTTCCGAGTATACAATTTTCTATAGTGGTGTTGATCTAATTTTGATCTTCATACATGTATCTAGCCTTTAGCTTAATATCATTGATATCAATTGTTATTTCACTAATAGACCCACCCCACAATAAATATGTACCTTCTTTTAAATATATTCCTTGAAACCCATCTGGATAAGGTCTTACTACATTTTTAACATTACCTATTAATTCCCATGCCCCTAGCGGAGCTTCATTTTTAGTTGGTCGCTCAAAGCCGTTCCATGCTGCGATAAATTTATCCCCTTCTGCGTATAAATTATCATCTACAGGAACTTGTCCTCTTGTATTCCCATTTCCATCATAGGTTACTCTATAAAGTTTTTGAGATAATTTAGCGTAAAGAATTATGCTATCTTTATAAGCGGATTGAGCTTTTAAAGGTTTTTCAAAGTTAAATTGAGTTTTAAAGCCGCGGTCTAAATACCACCCTTGAAAAGAGTAACCTTCTTTTTCTGTTTTTACAGGAGCAAGTTTAGAGGCGTAAGTTATTGTTACGCTTAAGACTTCACTCCCTCCGTCAGTATCAAAATTAATAGTTACGCTTTTTAAGCCGTTATCATCTTTTATGTCGTTTTTCATATCATCATCTTTACACGAAAAGAGCAAGAAGACAAGAAAAAAGGCAATTATTATCTTTTTCATAGCGACTCCTTTTATCTCTATTAGAATAACAGCCTTTTGCGCATATTACAATAACTTTATGTACAAAAAAACAGACTGGAAAGCCAGAAAAGGCGCAAACTTAAACAGGTTTGAAAAATTACAGGAAACAGAAAGGTTTGTCATTTTAGAAAACAAGCCAAACTCGGTAACCGTTCCCGGAACTCCTTTCAACGAGACCAACATGAATAAAATAGAGCAAGGAATTTCTGACGCGCACGAAATGATTGCTCGGGAAGAACAGTCGCGGATGGACGGCGACAAAGAGGTGCTAGTTACCGCCAAAGCCTATACCGATGAGGCTCAACTTGCGACCCAAACTTGGCTGCCTGCCGTCAATACAGTTGCGAATTTACCTGTTACGGAGATGAACAAAAATATCAATTATCTTTGCCGGACAATTAATGATCCGGATCAGTCTAAAAACGGAGTATACCAGTGTATTGCCGGTTGGGACAATGAACCTGTCTGGACATTTTTCTCGGATGATGCCGACTGGATTGACGAAAACGAAATGGCAGTATCCATTAACGCAGCAATTAATGAACATAACACAAAGCCAGAAGTTCACAAAAATATTCAAGATTCTATAGAGGACGAAGTTTCAGGAAGGAAGCAGGCAATAACCGAAGAAACATTGGCGAGGAACTATGCGGTTAACGCAGAAGCGCAAACAAGAGCGGCAGCGGATAATAAATTGCAAGGTAATATTGATAACACGAACAATAATTTACAAGGTTTACAAGACAATTTTAACGCATGGATTGGTCGCGGTGGTTATTTAAATGCCTTTGATTTTGGAACTTTTTTACCAACACAGGAAGAATTAACAAATCAGGCATTATCTCAGATATCGTCAATCGCTAACCCTTTGCAAATTTGGAACGGAACAAAAATTGTAAACTTATTCAACAATTATTTATGGGTATTGACAAATACCCCTGATACTGACCCGCCTGTTTTTGAATGGTCAAATCAAGGGACATCAGATGTAACCCCGTTTGTTCCAGACAGAGGAGGTTATATAGTTGGCGCAAATCACTCTGATCCACCGGAATATGTCCGACCTTTATTAAACGGCAAAGGCAGAATTGATATTGACGCGATAGTTGACGCAATCTTTGACAAAGAACACCCTGTCGGCGATGTCGTAGTTCAGTATCCCGGTACTGATTCACCTAAAGATAAGGATTGGAGAGGACAATGGGTTGACTGGACAAGCAGAGCGTCTGCATACAGATTAAGAACATCCTCTTTTGGTAATGTGTCAACATATACAAAAAATGCAAATTACACAAAAGATACAATAGTTATGTATCATTTAAATGGAGATGATTGGGGGTACTATAAGGCAAAAGAAGCCATCACGGGAGCCGCAGAACAGCTTGATCCTGTTAAATGGGAACAGCAAAGAACCGGAACATTAATTTGGCGAAATAAACTGCAAGATATAAATCCATGGGCAGATGCCGATTTGAGTATTGGGCAGAGTATTACAAGAAACGGAACAACTTATTATGTTGAAGAAATCATAGTCTACGGCGGAAAATACTTTGCAGGATACGGCGGGAACAGACCTGCCTTTGAAAGCGGTGGTGTTGATAGGGATGTATCAAGGCAGATTAAAGCCTCTACCGCTGGATCCCCAAACTTTAATGGAATAAGAGGTACGCCTTCAGGGGCGTTTTATTCTGTAGGTAGTACAAAAAGTTGTGTAGGGGAAGATTTGTGGAATGCTATAGTTTTGGGTTTTGATTCATCACGTGTTGTTCCTACAGGAGCAGAAAACAGCCCTCGTACTCTTTCCGTTATTTACTGGTTACGTATAGGATAACTTTGTAATAATACCGCAATATTTTCCTTGTTTTTGAAGGATAAAGCACAATAAAACATGAAAAAACATGGTAATTATTTCATTTTTGCCAAACTATATGATAATTTTTGCCAAAATGATGGCGTGGTTACATAAAGGCGAATGGCGTTTTTACATGGGAATTGAGAATGTTGTTTGAAAAAAGCGATGTTAAGTTGTTATTTAGAGAGCGAAAATCACGGGGGGGGGGGGGGGAGGGGTATATAACATTGACGAATTTTGCGCCGTGAATTGGGCGTTTTCGCTCATATTCAACAATGTATCGTAATAGTGAGTATTTGTCAGACTCATAGTAAGTAAGTTAACACATTTTTGTTTAAATTACAAGTATTTTGTATAAGAAAGAAGTGTCAGTTTAAACGTGGTTTAAATTCGACAGTAAAAAAGTACATTTCTCCTATATTAAAAGACGCAGATATCACTACCTACAATGCCCATGTGCGTTCATAGATATATGCCTATTATTAAAACTGAAAAAAATCCCTCACCATGTAATAGCCGGATACCGCGAAGACCTGCCGGGGCGCACGGTGTGGATCGCCTACCAAGCCACGCCAAAGCGTGCGTAGACCAAAGCCACAGCCGTCTAGCCCCCGAAAGGGCTTTGCGCTATCTGTAGTCAAAATACAAATGACTGTCTGCAATTGCCATAATAGCCTCTTTACTCAAATCCCGATACTGGAAAGCGTATAATATATCATCCATTTGTTTATCTCTGATATTTACCCTTGTTTTCGGTCTTGTCTTACCTTCTTTAGCTCTTTTTTCGTTTTCTTTGTTTGATACGTAGTATAGCATATTCATAAAAATTATGAACGCTATTCTAGTATTAAGCAAAGATGCTGATATGTTTGCCGTGCTAAACGGCATTAGTTTCAGTATCCAAAAGCAGAGTAATGCGCCTTCGTAGATTTCTCCCATTTTCATGCCGTTATGGTAGATATGAAAATATACCCTTCTTTTTTCAATCCTGTTGAAAATTTCATACAATGCTTCCCTAGAAAATTTTACATCACTTGGTTTATCTATACCAATGACGGCTACGATAACATTATGTAGATACGGTTTTAACTTGTCCATCCACGCTTTTATTACGCTAGCGTCAATAGGTGTAAAAATTTCAAATTCGTGGGGTTTATTTGCCATGTTTTATTCATAGTTCCTTACAGCATAGGTGATCCTGTTTCCATCTTGAGTCTTGGTAAAATCTGCCTCGCTAGAGGCTAAAGCGTCAAAAATAGTTTCATTGTCATCTCTATACCTATCGTTGTACCTTTCTTTCTGTTTTTCCAAGTACTCCTTGTACGACTCTTCCGTAAAGAACTCATCTTCAAGGCTTATAAGGTTTGACATTTTTTTCTCCTTAAATTAACTCTTTATACTTTTTAGTTTACAGCAAGAAAAGAGAATAATCAATGTAAAAAGACATTTGACGAGTGTCTTTTTCTTTTTTCCGTTTGCATTTTTACAGTATCAAAGACACATATTTGAGCGACAATATCCCTAATAATTTGCCTGTCTTTAACAACAGTCGGTTGAATTGGTTTTATATATACTCCCATATGATTACCTATATAAAAAGATAACATAGACAACTTATTTATTCAATAAAAAAATAAAAAATATTTTCTCTCTTTGTATGGAATATTTGAATAAACAACCCCTAAAAATAAATTGTTGTTGTATATATATGGCGCAGAAATGCTCTGGCGCTTGACCGAAAACGAATTATTTTTATTTTTTTATGTTCTATCTTTTCCCAAAAAAGTAATATACACTATATATAGCGTCGACAGACGCCAAGGGCGTGTACGGGAGAAAGTATGAGAAAGTTATTTGTTATTTGTTTTTTTATATGTATCAACATGAATTTGTTTGCTCAAAATTATGATTATGGTTTATCACAAAATGATATAAATTTATTGCTTGGTTATTTTGTGCCGAATATTCAAGCTTTAAAACGAAATGGTCGTGAAGAATCTTTTTCTTGGGGTAAACAAATTGCTATTGATACTAATGGTGATTTTGTGCTGATAGACTATAATAATGTATGGAATTTAGGTGAGTATAACAAACACTTGCTGATTAATGACTCTGGCTTTCAGTTCTTAATTACAGAAATAGAAAAAGTTTCTACAAATAAATTCAAATTATCAGTTTCTTCAATACAAGATTTTAGAATTTGGGGTTTTGAAGATGAGGGATATATTATAATTACTTTTTTGGATAATACTCATATCACTATAGATAAAACAAATTTTAAAATGGGATTGTTTGATTACAAGGTTGTGTTATTAAAAACGGCTGGACCAGTTTTAACGAGCCCATAATAAAAAGCGGTGTCTCCTATGATTTAGTCAATAGGGTTTTGTTTATATATCCCCATTGCTTCTTTGCTTATTTCTTCTACAGTCATTCCTACACAGAGGTTGTTTTTTCTCCATTCTGTGTAGTCAAAAGGTTCTCGCAACAATATGGAAACAAATTTTTCAGCGTTTATATTTCCAAGTTGTTCAATCAGTACTTTCATTCCTGTTTTCATCAATATTGCCTCAGTCATCTTTACCTCCATGACTTTCCCAATGTTTTATAAACATTAT